AGAACCTGTTAATGCAGTAGTTAAGCTTTCTCCAGGATAATTTCTTCGTTTTAAGACAACTTCAGCAGTCTGCCCATCACTTCCTGTACTTGCGGTTCCTGTAAATTTTATATCGGGAATAATTTTACTAATGAATGAAAAGTCCTCACCATCACCTAAATCAAAATCACTAGACTCTATAAACACATTCGTCATAGCAGATCCATCATCATCGTCTCCTGTTTCATGGTCGTATAGATAGCCCGTGTCAGAGCTTGAATACGTTCCCATAGGCACACTAAAAATTCCCTCATCTATCCATGAGGTTCTTGTAAGCTGCCCTATTGTCCAAACATTTTCTTCGTAATTGTACACAACATATCTATCAATTACCGTTTCTCCATCAGAACAATAAAACCAACCCACTTCATTAAAGGCTTTATTAACAAAACCAAAAATTTGGTGTGTTTGTGTGTCGTTAATATCATCAAACACATGAGAGTCTACTGTGCAGGGAAGTTGTTGTATAGCTCCTGTATAGGAGTAAAATCCTTTTTTGTCCATCCAAAAAACTCCTTTAGGAGTATTAATCATGGCGTTGGGTCCAACTAATCCTACACCTTCATTAACTAAATTTACACTAAACGTAAACGGCTGTCCAACAAAAGTCATTGAATATAATGAAGTATCTGTCCAAACTAAAGTTTCTTGTCTTGCCCTAGTCGCACCTATAATAGAAGACCCTGCCGACAGTTTAAAAGAACCTGCGGTATTTGTCGATTTTGGCTCCCACTCCGTTATATTTTCCTGGTCGCACCAAGCTATATTTAGAGGATCAACACTTCCTGTCCTAGATGTTCCTGAAATAGGATCTGCTCCAAGACAAATTACGTGTCTATCTACATCACTAACTAAAGTTTGTAATGCTACGGTAGGGGCTAAATTCGCACCACTTAAATCACTTAAAGCTACTGCTCTATCTGTTCCTAATGTTTTAGTGCTAGTTTCCCAATAATAAATTCCTCCTGCTCTGGGATTTATTATTAAATCCTCTCCAAAATTATCTTGGCTCCACAATCTTAATTGATTAGTTAATCCCAAAGTACCCGCAGAACCAAAACCTCCTGCGCCCCATGTTCCAATACCCCAACCTGTAGAAGGAACATAAACATCTAACCCCACATTGATCTGATAAGCACCTACAACTGAAGAACCTCCGTTACCGCTGTCGCTAGCGTTTGCTGTAACAGTAGCTCCAGAAGTATCTTTTGCTTCGATAGTGTAGCTGTTTACATTAACAACAGTTGCTATTTGATATTCTTGATTAAGAACATTGGCTGTGATATTTCCACCTAAACTAGCAGCACCGCTGAAAGTAACAAAATCATTTTGAACTGCTCCGTGACTTGAATCTGTAACAGTTATTGTTGCATCTCCATTAGTAGCAGAAAATGTAACGTCTCCCGCAGATGTTGTTGCCCTTAAAGGAGTTATATCATAAAAATTTGCTCCCTCTTTTATATAGTATTTCCAAGTAGTCCCTATTCCTAAAAACTTAGTTCCCGCTAAAGAAACCCAAGCATGCAAAGCTCTTGAGGTGGATTTAAACGTATTTGTAGTATTTTTAACCCACCCTCCAATTTTTTCAGGGAGTCCTTTGCGGAATCGAATTAAATTAGAGTTAAACCAACCCCCTTCATTAGAGTAATCAGTTCCCTCTCTATTAATTCCTGGTCTAAATAAAATTTTTTGTAAGGGCATTTTACGCTCCTACAAAAGCATTTGAGATAATATGCCCCCCATCCCACCAATAACCGCTAATAGGGTTCCGATTACAAAGCGTTCTAAACGCTGAACTCTGTGTAGAATTTCTAACCAACGCTCAGCACACACAGCTTCGTGCTTAGATAGGTCTGCTTTAACTTCGTTGGTGGAAACTGAAGACATCTATTTATCGCCTGCTTTATTTTTAGCTTTACCAATATTCAATGCAAAAAGATCAATAAGTTTATACAACTTACCAATCCACACATCATCTTTAGGAGTTGGCGTAATAGCCGCAACAATAGATGATACTGTTACTATTAAAGTTATTAAGCCAATAATATTTGAAATTGCTTCCATTATTCTTCCTCGTTTGTTGTTAGTTCTTGTTCGGTCATATCCCAACAATTAAGATTGGAAGCGACTGTTCTTCTTTCGCCTTCTCCCTTAAATGGATATACCATATGTTGCAACCACGAAGGGAAAACTAACAACTTTCCTACTTCTGGTTGAATAACAAAAGACTGCGGAGGTCTTAGTCTTTCTTGATTCATCAACTCATTTCTACCGTACTGAAATGCTATATAACCATCACAATCACCAGATGTGTTATATAAAGAATACTCAGGGGATCCCGCAACAGGTTGATCTAGTATTTGTTGTGGAACTTTTGTCCAACCAGTCGTAGATATACCCATTACGGTTTTAGTGCCGTGATCATGTATCGGGTTGTAATCACCCTCATAACTATGCACTGACCAAGTTTCATCAACCGCCACAGCTTTAGGACTTTTAAGTTTAGCTCCCGTATTTTGAGCAAAGAAATTAATATAATCTGCGCCTAACCCACAAATAAAGTTTGTATATTCTTTTACTCTAGGATCATCATTGTCCATAAGTAATTGTTCACCTTGCGCTATTTGCCCCACTAATGTATCAGCTAATGACTTTTTATTTTTATCCTTAACGTATTCATCAAGATAGTCATTCAAATCACTAACCATGTCCATAGGCATTTGGGTCTCCATAACATACACACTAGGCATGTTATGCACTGTAACTTCAGCCATCTTTAACTAGGTACGCTAAATGCTTCGTCAGGTACTGGGTCGCTAACGGGATTAGTAATAACTGAATCCACTTGACTAGCGAATATTGTGTCCCAATGAGAAACAGGACATAGTTTCACTAAATCTGCATTACTATATGTACCTTTTGCTGCTTTAGTAAAGTTAGTTGCTCCTGAATCAGGGTCAACTGCCTCTACGTCTACAGTAAAGGTAGTACTATAGTAAGTAGCATCACCTTCGCTATCGTTCTCGTATTGCATTTCCAAATGCCATTTTTCCACTTTACTGGATTTGACATAAGGAACGGTTTTTACAAGTTTTTTGCTTACTGCCATTTTTTTACTCCTTATTATTAAGTTTATTTTCTAATTCTTCGACTTTTGCCGAAAGTTCTTGCACTGCTTTAGTTAGCATAGGGACAAGTTTTGAATATTTAATTCCATACATTTGTCCGTCTTCGCTTACTTTAGTTATTATATTAGTTTTATCTTCTATTTTATACCCGTATTGTGCTTCTAAAGCCTCTACATCTTGTGCTAAAAAACCACTGTCCAGTTGTTCTTCCTTATGCGTTCCGTCAGGGGTTATACTTTGATCTTCACTATATAAACTACGTTTATCCCAACGGTAAGTAACTGGTTCAAGTTGATTGATAAAATCTAAACCTAAATCTAATTCGTTAACATCTGTTTTATCTCGTTTATCTGAAGCAACTGTCCAATCTACTTGAATATGAGCTTCAGTTATATTTTCATCACCTAGAACTATTTCATTACTACCTGTAGTAATTGCACCACCAGGCGAACCAGATAATCCTGCATCTTTTCCTAAAAATAAATTATTAGATCCTGTACTAACACTTTTACCTGCGTCTAGTCCTACAGCTGTATTATTACTTCCTGCTGCTACTACGAGCGTTTCACTTCCTACAGCTGTATTTCCTGCTCCTGTTGTTACGTCTCTTAGTGCTTCTGAACCAAAGGCTGTATTGTCGTTACCTGTTGTTACATTAGTTCCCGCTAAATACCCTACAAGCGTACTATATGTACCAGTAGTTACTGCTTCACCTGCATCTTTACCTACAGCAACATTTGCACTACCTGAAGTATTTGCTGTTAAAGCATTATGACCTACGGCTACATTAGACGAAGCAGTTGTAGATGTAGCTAAAGCATTTGTTCCAACCGCAACATTAACTGTTCCTGTTGTGTTTGCTACTAAAGCAGACGATCCAACTGCTGTATTATTTGAAGCTGTAGTGTTTGAACCTAAAGAATTATCACCTACAGCCGTATTTGTAGCTCCAGTCGTGTTAGCTGTTAATGATCCATAACCTACTGCTGTATTGTTACTTGCTGTTTCTGCTGTTGCTAAAGCACTTCTACCTAGTGCTGTATTGTAAGTACCTGTAGTGTTAGAGGTTAAAGCACTATAACCTACTGCAGTGTTGTTATCAGCTGTCGTGTTAGCATCTAGTGCGTTGTAACCTACTGCTGTGTTGTAGTCGCCTGTCGTACTTACATATAAGGCTCTCCTGCCTACAGCAGTATTAGCTGTACCAGTTGTATTAGCATTTAAAGCATTAGTTCCGACACCTGTATTACTATTAGCAGTAGTATTAGCTGCTAAAGCTCCGTACCCTACAGCTACAATATCACCACCTGTTGTATTATTTAATCCTGCGTTTTGTCCTAATGCTACGTTATAAGCTCCTGTGGTGTTTGAACCTAATGAAGAATTACCTACTGCTGTGTTACTGTTAGCATTATTAGCGTCTAAACAACCTACTCCAATAGCTACGTTACTAGCTCCTGTTGTATTAACGTCAAGTGCTCCGTGTCCTATAGCTGTGTTATTAGCACCTGTGGTATTGGCTTGCATTGCTCCTCTACCTATAGCTGTGTTACCACTACCTGTAGTGTTGGCAGCTAAAGCTTGAGTACCAATACCTGTATTATTATCTGCTGTTGTATTGGCATTTAGTGCGTCATAACCGACTGCAACATTATTATCTCCTGTAGTGTTTAGTGCCAGAGAAGCATTACCAACTGCTGTATTTATAGTCCCTGTAGTGTTTGCACTTAAAGCACTTGCTCCTATAGCAGTTTGACTAGCCCCTGTAGTATTAGCGTCTAAAGCATTACTTCCAACAGCAGTATTAGATGAGCCTGTTGTGTTTGCGAACATTGCGTTATGTCCTACAGCAGTATTACTGGTTGCTGTATTATTGTATAAAGCGCTTACCCCTACAGCTGTGCCATAGTCTCCTTGTGTTCCAACCGACATAGCTTGATAACCTATCGCTGTGTTCTCGGCAGCGGTTGTAGAAGTGCTCAGTGCGTTTCTTCCGAAAGCAGTATTACCACTTGCAGTAGTATTAGCGTCTAAAGCATAAGTACCTACAGCTGTGTTATTAGCGCCTGTAGTATTAGCAGTCATTGTATTATATCCAATCGCTATATTATTGTCTGCTGTGGTATTAGCTGCAAGTGCTACTCTACCTATTGCAATATTATAACCACCTGTAGTATTACCTCCTAAAGCATCATTACCCACAGCTACGTTGCTAGTTCCTGTGGTGTTAGCGTCTAAAGCTGCATATCCTACCGCAGTATTATGGTCAGCTGTAGTGTTCTTTCTTAATGACTGCATACCTACCGCAGTGTTGTAATCACCAGTAGTAGAATCTTCTAAAGCTTCTTTACCTAATGCAGTATTACCTCCTCCTGTAGTTACACTCTTACCTGCTTCATTACCGACTGCAGTATTAGAGTCTCCTGTAGTATTGGCTATTAAAGCACTATAACCGACTGCTGTGTTATTGCTAGCTGTAGTGTTTGCAGCTAAAGCTCCATAGCCAAGTCCTGTATTACTAGCTCCTGTTGTATTAGCCTCTAATGCGAAAGCCCCCATTGCTGCATTGTCTGAACCAGATGTATTTGCTGTTAACGTATTATGTCCAACAGCTGTATTATTACTAGCTGTTGTAGCAGCATCTAATGCTAAAGCACCTAAAGCAGTATTTTGCGCCCCTGTTGTGTTGCTCATTAAAGCTTGCATACCTACAGCTGTATTATTATTAGCTGTTGTATTAGCATTTAAAGCATTATGCCCAACTGCGACATTTTGCGACCCTGTTGTATTATCTCCTAAAGCTGCATACCCAAATGCGTTATTGTTTGAAGCTGTTGTATTGGAAACTAAAGCATGCCTACCTACCGCAGTATTATTTGATCCTGTCGTGTTTGCTCCTAAAGCATTATCACCTAACCCTGTGTTGTAATTACCAGTGGTATTAGCATCTAAAGAGCTTTGACCTAAAGCAGTATTGTTTGATCCTGTTGTATTTGATAATAAGGCTTGTGTTCCTCTCT